CTCATTAACAATTGTTCAAAATATTGAGTTGCAAATTCAGGGTAATAACCAGAGCTTAAAGTATATGATTGTTTAACATTTGTATTAAACACTTTTCTAGGAGCATTATCTAAATCATAATTAGCAACAGAATTTGATTGTGTTCTTATAGTATTTGAGTTATAGTTTTCATTTGTCCTATTTAATTTATCTACATTTTTTAAGAAGAACCAAAGGTCTTGTTGTATTCCGTATTTATTTACAAATACAATTTTAGTTCCTACTCCATATTTTGTGCAATCAATTCTTGTAACTTTCATTGCAGGGTGATCTACTGTAGCAGATAAAGCTGTTGTAGAACTTGTTATTGCAGCTAATGTTAATACACCAGTTCCACCAGATATGTTTTTCAAACCTGTTAAAATCATAGTGGCATTAACTGGCAAAAAGACTTCAAATAAATCTGAACCTCCTGGCTGATTATCTGATGCCATTAACCAAGTTGGAAAATTTATTCTATTAACAAAAGGTAATACAGGGTTTGCGCCTTCAACATAAGTGCCATAGGATTGAAAACCAACATCACTATGCGTTGTTGTAGATCCTATTTGTGATCCTGTTCCATTTAATGCATCAAAATTTTTCATTACTGTACTAATAGTAATATTTTGTGGCTGTCCTGCTGACTTATATTCATTGATTAAATAATCTCTTGCAAGTTCTGAAATGTCAACATTTGTTCCATTATTTGAACTAGGGTTGTTTTTAATAATTGTATATCGTAAAGTCCCATCTATGGTTATTGCGCAAGTTGTAGATAATGTTGCGTTAGTCGTTGACTTAAATTTATACTGTGGACTTCTTAATGCTATGTTTGCCATATTTTTATTGTGTTTGACCGTAAACCATTTGAGATTCTATGTCTGCTGCAAATGCTTTTGATAATTTTAATTCGTATTTATCGACTCCTGCCTTAAAAGGTCTTGAAAAAAATGTGTTTGCTTTAAGACCTTGAAAGTATATTTTCTTAACTATTAAATAACGCATAGATTTAAATGACATAAAACGACCTAAGTCATCACGCCATCTTAAATTCTTTTTTTGAAGCCATTGGTCAATACCTTTTGTAAGTCCTCCTTTTATTCCTGTTCCTGATCCATATTGAAAAGGTGATTTAGCTTTAGCTGTTTCTGGATAGGTAGAGTTTACACCCTTCACCCCTCTGTCTACATATACTCCGTAGTCCTCCATCATAAATTCTACTAACATTGCCTGGTTATCTTCAATGACTTTATAGTTTAGTGAATTATACAAAGCACCTCCACCTTTATTATCCTTAGTCAAATTTGATTTCGACTGCTGAATAACATATTTAGCGTATTCATTCATTACTAAGTTGAGTTGCTCAAACTTCATTTAACAGATGTATATATCGTTATAAATCATTACTGTCATCGTAGCACTAAAACCTGCTAATTGGTTCTCAAATCGATCGTAAAAGGGTTCTAGAGTTGGACTGCCTTCAAGCTGATACATATCAGTATATAAAGTTCCCATTCTTAGTCTTTGGATTAATCTGTTGAGGACTGCAAGTTGCGTGTTAAGAATGTCTTGTACATCGTTATTACCTTTAAATCTATCGACAGTAAAATCCTTAGATTGGTTTACAATATCACAGGCTAAAATAGTAATGTTAAATTTTAAAACCTGTTCTTCGTCTACAACGCTATTTATGATTATGTGACTTAAAGGAAAAATATCCTGTTTATTTAAATTCACATCTGTGATGTCACCTATCGTGCAAGTGTTAACATTAACGTCCTGCAATAGCTCTGTTTTAATAGTTTCGGTTAATTGAAAAAACCCTCTTACGCCTTGATTTGCCATTATTTAAAATTCTTTTTAATTTTCTTTGCTTCTAATTCTGATTTCTCTTTCATATATTCTAGTGTGTATAAACAACTATGCACATTTAATTGAGTGATATCTTCAAGTCGTCTAATATCACCTTGAGCGAGTCCTGAGAAAAGTGCTTGATACCATCCATATTTGTTTGCAAAATTTGACGATGCGCTGAGGTGTCCTTCTGATGTTCCTCCAAATAAATTATCATAGTTCTTGACAAGTCCATCCCTAAATTGTACAAAAAAAAAACTGCGCCTAAGACAATATCGATAGGCATTTCTTTTAACTTTTCCTTTGTCGTTATATCATATTCTTTTATAGTATATTTTTCACCCATCTTTTTATCAATTGGTCTAAATAGTACATTCATAGCTATTAGAATCTTGTCCCAGTTTCCAATGTGCGTATCTAGATCTATGTACTCACCTAAAGACATATCGTCAAAATCAGGTATTAGTCCGTATTCAATTCCGTCCAATGTGAACCGTCTTATTAGCACAGCTTCTTCCGTAAACATAGAATTTAGTATATTCATTATTCTGTCAGCATCAGCTACTTTTAAAAGTCTTACTGTCTTTGCATCTAGATTACAAAATATCTCTATCATTTTACATTGTAGAAAATAGTCGTTTGTGTATTCCTCTTGAAATTTGAGGAACTCTTGATACTGTTTTAAAGAGATGTCGTTTCTATTGTTCGGTATTAGTAAATCAGCTTTCATATATATATAACGTATTTTTAGTTAAACTTTGTAACGATTAAATTAAATAAAAAAAGGCAGCCATTTCTGACCACCCTTTAGATGCAAGTTTTCCCAAGCTATGCTTACATCATATCCGCTTCCCAACAATTGTTAGAACAGTAGTCTTTGTTCTGATGCATCGGTTTCCCACAAACGCCACATTCATATTCTGGCTGTTCGTGTGGATTTAAATAGTCGTCCCAACTCATACCTGTATTGATAAAATTAAACATACTATTAAGGCTAATGTATAAAAACAAATTAACCATTTCCAATTGTTCGGATCTTTTTTTAAGAATTTCTTTATCATTGTTCTTTTTTTAGTTGTTATTAATTTTTTAATTCTTTTAATATTGTCTTGCCCACTTTTCCGTCTTTAGTAGTGCCTACGTTATGCCCTACAAATATTTCGGATTGGTTACCGCTCTACTGGGATTCTGTACGCTTACTTGTTATTCTACACTCTGATTGGTTAGGGACTCTACTTTTAATGGTCTTAGCACTAAAACGAGCTTTTAACTCTGTCGACAATATTTCAAAGAACTTATTAATTATACTCAAAGATAACACTTTATTTGTTATAAACAATAAATTTAATAACTTATTTTATGACAGGTGATAAATTCCTCTATTTGGATTTTGTAATTGGTAGGAGACAGAATATCTAATTGCATCGATTAAATGATTCCAGGAATCTTGAGGTGTCTTAGACTTCTTTTCTAACCACGAATAGTTGTTTAGTTCTTTAATCAAATTAATACTGTTCTCATCCACTATAAGATCATAGTCTTGTAATAGAGATATGCCGTATGTAATTGAGCCTTGTCCTTTAATTGCTTTAACGACGTTACAACCCTTTGATTTTATTTCTGACAGTAGACGAGGTTCTGCTGAGTCACCTACTATTAGATCCCTTCCTGCGTGTTTTAAATTGAGTTCTGCAATCTGTGTTGTAGTCAGTCCATTTAGATAAAAGCATTCCTTTAGATATATCTGTTTATTTGTACTGTCAATATTTACCTCAACCAAAGTTGAAGGATCGGCAGCAAATCCGTAATCTTGTCCAAAGACTGATACGCCTACCTTTTGAAATTGTCCTATTTTCCAGTTGTTAAATATTACACCCTCAGCTTTAGATAACCAACCACCTAACATTTGATGCTTGTACTTGTCTGGTCTTCTAGTCTTGATATTGTCTATCTGCTCTAAATAGCTTTGTGATAAGTTCTCTATGTTGTCTAGATATGTTGTGTGTATATATGTCGTATTCCCTTTAGTCAGATTGCTTGACTCCATTACACCCTTGTCCTCAAAAAAGCGTGAGTAGATCCAATGCTCTTTGGTTACAGGATTCAATATCATTATAACTCTGTTTTGATTTTTAAGGTTTCTAACAGACAGATCTATCTTGTCAAATATATTTTCGTCTACTAGTTCTTCTGCCTCGTCCATCACCCAGGTGCTTACATTTGTTAGAGACTTCAGGTTAGCCGTCTGATCACCAGATGAGGTCTTAATCCCTTTAAAGATTATCTTGCTTCCTGAGTGCTTATTTATAATCTCGTCTTTTGTGATATGAAAATCTGCCTCTTTGTTTAGAGCTTCTATCTTCTGTATAAATTCAGGTATTATAGAAATGTAAGCTGAGGCTAATGTAAACCTTGTAAACAAGATTGTATGTCCTGCCTCGTATGTGAGTAAGACTAATAGTAGATTAATAGAAAATGATTTACCTGAACCTCTACCGCCTGTAACTATAAAGTATCTAGAGTCAGCGTTTTTAATTGGTGCGTATTTCCTATCGACTTGAATCATTTAAATTCTATGAGGTCTTTAAAGTTAACTGTGAAGCCTTCAGACGACGTTATATCGACTGACTCTTTAGGTTTGCCGTATCTATATCCAAAGTATAAAGACATCGCTCTAGAGTCTCCTTTTAGGATCTGCTGACCTAGTGTTTTAATTACCTCGTCATTATCAATGATGTTGTCTAGCTTTTCTATTAGCCTAACCTCATCTGCTTTTTTTGGTCGTCCCCCTTTGTTTCCTACAGTTCCACCATTGTTTTTTCTACCATCCATAATTAGTTTTTTATTAGTTAACTGATTCTTTGTATATCTATATAACGTAATTAAAGTTCGATTTTATTTTTTTAGCTACAGCTTCTACAACATCTACTGTTACTGCATTGCCACACATCTTATATCTTTGTCCATCTGAGATTAAATCTTTACAACCCTTCTTTGTCCAATTGTCTGGGAATCCTTGTAGTCTTTCACATTCTAGTGGGGTTAATCTTCTTATTTTATTTGAATATACACCCATATTACAAGCTGTATCTAATGTTTGAGATTGTTGTTTTCCTACTCTACCTCTACGAGTTTTACTGTTTAAATTACTTAAATTAATTGCATCACCAGGAATTGCTGTTTCATAACCAGATTTAGTGTTCGATTTTATATAAATTTTACTTGATAATAATGTTAATGTTGGACTGTTATTATCTTTTCGCCATCTAAACCCCTCATCATATCGATAGTCTCCTATTTCTTGTGGAATGAATTTACGTTCAGTAATGTAACTTCCAGAACCTGTTGCTGTGTATCTTGTTGTAAGTGTATTGGTATTTGCTTGTTGTCTTTGTAACTCATTAATCTTTTTAGCGTTTTCTTTGATAGGAAATATTTCTTTTCCACTTTTTTCTCCAAGATATCCGACAAGGTAGATTCTCTCTCGATTTTGGGGTAAAAACCAACTTGTATTAAGCAATTGCCATTCAAGTCTATAACCCCCAATGTTGGTAAAGGCTTGGATAATTGCCCAAAAGTCTTCGCTATTGTTTGAGCTGAATGTTCCTTTAACATTTTCCCACACAAAAAAACGTGGTCTACATTCGCTAATGAGTCGTATTGCTTCACTAATAAGGGAACTTTTAGCTCCTTGCATACCCTTCCTTTTTCCAGCCAGACTAAAATCCTGACAAGGTGATCCGAAAGTGATAAGGTCAATTTTTGGTAAATCTTTTGATTGAATATCTGTAACTGAACCGACATATTTGCTATTTTTAAAGTTGTGTTTATAAACGTCTATTGCGTATTTATCTATTTCTGAAAAATAAGTTTCTAATTCAAAACCTGCTTTTTGAAATCCTAAATGAAAACCACCAATACCACTAAATAAATCTAAATGTTTTAATTTCATATTATTGTTATTTCCATTCCCAGCTTTTTTTCATTAGCTTAATTCTATCCTTTGCATCTACTACTTTATCGTTAGGAATATCTATAACTAATTTTACCAATGGGTTTTTAAGTTGTTCTTTTTGTTTTAAGTATTCTGCTTCTAATGTGCCGTATTTATTTTCCAGGTAATTTACTTTGTCTATCTCGTCAAGAGGTATTTTAGAATTAAACACAAATGTCTTTTCTATTGTATCTAAGTCTTTATTATCTTTCTTGTAGATAGGGTACATCTTGACCAGGTGCATACAATTAGCGTGATCCATATGTTTACCTTGTGAAATAAAGAAAGACGCTATAAACGTCCATCTCATTTGTAGCTTGTCTCTTAGTATATAACATAATAAAGCTCTGTGTTCTACAAAAGCTCTTTTGCGCGTATTTTGGTATATATTAATTCCAGTTATAGAGATAATCTTGTCTCCGATTTCTAGAGGTGTTAAGTCTTTCATATTTTCTTAATTAAATCAGCTACTCTTTTCCATTCCTCATTTGTGCTATTATCTTTATTTTTATATAATACACGAAAAGAATTTAAAGCATCACCAATTTTTTGTTTTTTTGTTTTATTATTATTCTTAACAGTTATAGGTAACCTACCTGTTAAATCCCATTCTATTACATTCCTGCCTGTAATACTGCATTGCTTTTCTCCTTTTTCATAAATAACTCCTAAATCTCTAAGCTCTGTAAATCTAGAACTAACTCCAAATACTCCAAATGTAGTTTTAGCGTTTGTTATAGCTTCTGAAGATGTACAAGGTGCTGATATATATAAAGCCTCATAAACTTCTAATCTTCTTTTGCTTAATAATCCTTCTTGTCTTATTTTATTAAAGCAGTCTATTGATGTCTGTCTTGTATTCATATTTGATTTAATGCGTTTTGATATGCTTGTGATGCTTCTTCGCGTGTTTTAAATGTTCCTAAATGTATTCTTTCCTTATTAATATTAATTTTAGCACACCAATTTTTGCCGCTTATTGTTACGCCAGTATATCCGCTTTTAGCTCTTTTCTCTTTAGTTAAATTTTTTCTATTTGTAAGTATTTGTAAGTTATATAAACTGTCGTTTGTTTTATCATTATCAATATGGTCAACTACTAATTCATAACCATTAGGCTTAAAATAAAAAAAAGTTATAGCCATCCAAACTGAAATTGGTCTCACTTTATGAATTTTGTTATTTGTTAAATATGCAATCTTTCGTTTACTATTACTTTTTAAATAATAAATTTTATTAGTTCCTCGATAATTTAATTTTTTTATCCTACCTATATTACTAATTTTATAAATTCCTTTATATCCTGGAACATCTTTCCAAATTTCAATTCCTAATCTGCTTAATAATTTTGCTATCATTCTGTACGTAGTTTTAAAAGGTTATAACATTCTATATATTTTTCTCTTGCTTTGCTCTTGTATTTTTGTTTAAATAGTTCATATAGTTTTCGCGTATATTGATACTTAGTTTCGCAGTCTGAAAAGTATTTCTGAGCAAACCTGACTCCACGTCCTTTAAAGTAATTGACGCAATCAGCAGAATCACCAACCACCATTTGAGCATAGAAATTATACATTGCCTCGTCTTCACTTATATCTAAAATTTGTCGAGTGTTCCAATGATAATTGTAAATTAATGCAGGGAATTGCTTATAGTCTTTGTCAATGCTAATAATCATTACTTCGTCTCTACCAATGTCTTGACTAATTGTATGCCAGTATCTAGCTACCATATCGTCTGTCTCAACTCCATATCCTGAAATGCTGTCGTATTGTTCTTTTACAAATTGATGCATCTCGTTTAATAATGGCGGCAGGTTATTGTAGTTTCTGTTTGACTTATATTTTTTTGTTATTAGATTTCTAAAATTTCCCTTTGCTCCACTAAAAGTTATTATTTTTTCTACTGGATATATTTCCTCTAAGTGATTAACAATACTCATATACTGTTCGTCGAACTTATTTCTTGCGTCTGCTATGTCAGAAAAGAAAGGCTCATCTTCTGGCGTTTCTCGTGTACGATAGCAACTGGCAAATATCAAACTGTCTGCGTCAATTAAAAGGATCATAAGTTTTTTGCGCTTTTTTTAATACGTGAGTTAATGTCTTTTGTATTCTTGTCATTTTCTTTGCTGACCATTTCTATAATACAAGGCAGGTCTTTAAAAAGAGATGTTACATTAAACACTATTGTTTTTTCTTCGTTTACGTCTCCGTATTGCATATACAGCTCACCGTCTGAACAATGTAATTGAGTTGTTTCGTGTACATATACGTTTGTGTGTGATCTTGCTTCTAATAGATTACCTTCTAATTCTGTAATCCTTTCTTGATAATATTGAATTGCGCTCATTTTATTGTTATGTTTAGTTTTAAATAGTTTTTTGGTTTGTCTGTCTTCTTTATTTGATAGTTGATAATAACGTCGCTAATGTTATTGTCGGCTGCTGTATGGCTTTCTATTTGCTTCTTGATGTGTATTAACACTTCATTGCTGACCTCCATATTAATAGTTGCGTATTTGGTATTCCAACTTTGCAAACTTTAGCATTGTTTTTAAATCTTTAATAGTTTTTAGTAATTGGACATCTGTCATATTATGTCTAATGTCTTTTGTGCTTACTGTTAAGTTTTCCATTGTTCTGTTTTTAATTTCTTCAATTACTAATTCTAAAATTTGATTATTAAATGAATTAGGTTTTTCTTGACAAAATTGATATTGATTCCATAAATCTTGTATTGTCCAATTTGTAAAAGTAAAAGTTAAGAATTTCTTTCTTTTTTCAGTAAATTCAGTTATCATTTTGTTCTGTTTTATATAACTGCTTATTTGCAATCATAATGCAATATATAACTATTTATGTTATAAACAATAAATTTAATAACTTTTATTCTTTTTTATTTAGATTTATCCTTACAGCGTCGTTTTCTTTTAACATATAAACGTCTTTTGGTACTCTGTTTTTTGTCCAC